AAGTCCTTGCCATATTGATCCCAACTGGTAAACCGATCTCTACCAAGTAGATCGTGAAGATTATGACACCACACTCCGGGATTTGTTGCTTTAAAATCTTTGTCGTCTATCTTTATTGTAGCATTATATCCTAGCTGTTGTAAATAGGGCAGTTTAACCGAAATCTGCGGAATAAACTGACGCTTCTCTACAAGACCGCTTTCTAATAGACCTTCTACCTGTGCTACATCTAGATCCAGTGTACACCAAAATTCGTCGTCTGCATCTAAGCAAACATAAATCATATCTTCCCATAGACGCCATGGTTCGGCGTCATTGACAGCTAGTTTAGGAAAACTTTGATTAGCACCAAAGTAGATATGAGTACACTTGTGTTCACGAGCAAGTTCCATGATTACATAGGCATCATGCACACCTGTTACAAACAATGTCTTCATTCCGTATGCAGGAGTTTTTTCAATCTCTATGCCTGTAAAGAATGTAATACTGTCTGCAACACCTGATTCGTAATTTCTTTTCATTCGTCGTCTTTCGGAAATGCCGGACTAAATGGCCAAGCGGTTGATGGTTCTGGTCTTTTCTTTAATTCTACATTTTCTATAACAAATGTTCCGTCGTCTTCACAAAGACTAACAGTGAACGGTCCATATATTATAACATACTCATCCTCGGTTTGCCAAGCATGAGTTCCATCAAATAGCCAAGCAGCACCTCCAATATCTGGACAGTTCTCGTCATCGGGGTCACCATTGTAGTAACAGTTCTTGATAAACTCCTGTGCTTCTTCATCTAGGTCATCACTGAATTCCCATTCGATGTTGATGCTGTCATCAAACTCGCAACCCCAACCACAGTCTGTTTTGGCATAGGCAACTTTATCATCTTCGTAAGGAAGATTACAGTCCATGTCTGCCTCAACAAAGCCCTGACCCCAACGATAGGTCTCAGTCATGTTAAACCAGCTAATAGATCCGTCCTCGTTTTCACGAAACATCTCAACAACCCACTCGATGCTTTTCTTATCTAGCGGTTTAATTAGATAAACTTTAGACATAGTTACTTCCTTTGAAAAAGATTTTTAATTGATTGAATTAGATTAACAAATCTAAAATGATAGTTAGTTAGCATAGGAGGATGATAAGGGCAGCGACCCTGACGATAATCACACTTAGAGTCATACTCCTTACCGCAGGTGCTGCACTTATTCTTCAAGTCCGTTTGATTTAGCATATTCTGCCCGTTCTGTTTCTCGTTTAGTTTCACAAGGTTCGCATATAGTACGGATCCATCCAGGACCGTGTGTTTTTGCAGGAGCACTACATTCTTCGCAAGTAACTCCACTCATACTCTCGGCCATGCGTACCATACCATCTATAGCGTCATCTCCACCGGAGTAGTAAAACCGTAATGTGCCAAACTTTTCTTTAACTTGGTCTAATGTTACCTGTGCTACAACTTCTTCTTTTCTATTCTTCCAATCAATGTGATGTTGAATATTACCCATAAGCTGATCTAGGATATTGAACCAGCCATCTCCACATTCAAAGCCCCAGCACATACAAGTTTCTTGCATGTTCTTGTTGCGATTAACCATCATCTTAGGATACTTCTCGCACAACAGCTTGTCTAGTTCTTGTTTCATTACCAGTTACTCACATCAGTGTTATCAATTTTAACATCCTTGCCCATGATCTCAAATACAATAGTTTGGGTAGGGCCTATACCACTTGAGTTTTCTTCAACAATTTCAAATTGTTCTACTTCTACAAAACGATTAGCAATATCTGCCAGTGTTTTAATTTGTGTTTGTGTTAGAGTGTATTTTTTCATGTTCTTGCTTTCGTTTAAGTATAGCAATTTCGTCTTTTAAATGCAACCGTTGTTTCTTCAAAGCGTCTAACTTTAGATCTTCAAACAGTCCTGTTCTTTCTAAAGTATCAACTTGTTTGTCCAAAGCACGATGTGCTTCTTCTAAATGTTTAATTCGAAGTTCGTACATGCTGTTACTCCTCTTGTATGTCAGTTTCCAAGTTGCGCAAGACATCATCATCTTGCTGATCGAATTCTTCTTCTTTGACTTTTTTAGCATCACCCCAGTCAAACAGATCTTTGTTACCGTAGGCAACAGGACCACCTTGTAGTCGAGCACCTTCTAGGCTAGTTAAGAATTGATTGGCATTGTTGATTAGTGCAAATGCTTCGTCCTTAGTCTTTGTATTAAACAATTCTTCAATGAAAGTAGCAAAGTAAAGAATTTTACGAGGAACCCAATCACTGAATTCGATCTCTTTCTTGCCTTCTACTCCCCATTGACGCCAGTCGGGTTTGTGTTTGGCACATTCAATATCCATTAACTGTTGTGCTCTTTGCACAGCTTTGATATGACATTCAACATTATGACCCATCATAAGAGCGTAGCTAAAGCTATCCCACGATGTTTTGCCTTCTTTCTTAATTTTATTCAACATGCCTGGCTTGTACCAACAGATGTCTCCAATGGAAAGTCTGTTTCCAAGCTCTGATTCAAAGGGGAACGGGACATCAAAATTCTGGCTAAGGGCTTTTGTGTCTGGGGCTTTGTCCATGATGACAGACCAACGCTTGTTGGTATGTTGTGCATTGGTATAGACGAGTCCGTGTGCTGTGGCAATAAAGGGCGAGGCGCAATCAAAAGAGATGGTAAAGTTTTCATTTATGTGCTTTTTAATTTGTCGTTGGATTAAAGTGAGATAACAACTCCAGTCAAGTTGTGCGGTACCCAAGAAGTGCATCCAGTCTTTGCCTTCTAGCAAGCCGTCTTCTCGTAATGTCATTAATCTCTTTAAGGTAATAGGCATCTTGCACATATTAGCGCCACCCATTGCCCAACCTTCTGCTTCCTTGCCAGCATACTTGCCTTTAGGGTCGCTAAATTCTTTTACACCTTGGTACCATGCTTCCGCAGTATCCCAGTCACCACCTTGTAGAACATTGAGCCACTTAGTTTGACCTAGTCTATTTTGCAAGAAGTAATCATTATTAAAGCGGGTCTTGTCTAGACAGTCTTCAAATGTTTTTAATCCGGTCTTTGGACTGTGAATATGATCACAAGCCCAAGTAGGAACATCAAGCATCATACTCCAATCAGCAGTAAGTTCCAACCATTCTAGAATCTTTTGACGAGTTTTTGTTGCTTCAACACCTTCAAAGTCTAACCAATCAAATTTAAGAACACCTTTACCAATCTGATATCCACCTGAGTCACCTAAGATCATTGTGTTGCCACGATCTCGTTGTTGAATCATAGATTCTTGTACCAGACTCTTTTGTAAATCTAACTGTGCATGTCCTGCAGAATATAGGGCATACTTGTAGGTAAAGTAGCCCTGTTCTTCATTTAAGAAGTTCATACCTTCAATGCCACGGTCAAATCCTTTGGGAATACGATCTGCTGGTACAAATTCTTCTAGTCGCTGTTTAGCAACATAGGTACTATAGAAACTACTAATAGCAGGTAGATAAACTGCATAGTCCTTCTGTAGCGGTGTTAAATTAACTGGTTGTCTCATTATGGTCCTTAACTAATTTTGCAGTAATATCTAATTGCTGCTTTGCCTTCTTCATGTTCTCTAATGCAATTTTAACAGCATCGTTTGTTTTTGCCAACTTTTCCCACTCCGATTCTTCTGCCATTTTTAAATTAGCCCAATTTATAACAGCTTGTATTTGTGGGCTAAGTTGAATGTCGGCAGTTTTACCATACATCGGTTGCCAAAGATTTGTACTACCATCAAAGACTTCTATGGAATTATTATTGCCGTTCCATCGCATCATGCCTGAACTTGGTGCATTCATATTGATGTAAGGCATTGTACTCCCTCCTGTACTGACCCACAGGAGGGAATTGCCGTTGGCAGTAATAGTTGCTATCATGCCTGTGCAGGAATAATGTACTTGTAAGTGGCAATGCCGCTGTCAAGAGTAATCTGAATAGCACCCTCGTTACTCAAACTCATCTTGGTGTTGTTGACATCTGCAATCTTAAGAATGCTCAAGATTGGCATAACAGGCCAAGTCCAACCACGATCCAATTTACCTTCAACACCCATAGCAAAGATGAATTCGCCTGCATGTGTTGATGCATCACCAAAGATAAACTTTAGATTGCCGCCATCTGTTTTAGCAAGGAATGTTGGATGTTCGTTATGAGCACCTGCCTGGAAGTTGAATCGAGTCACAGAAGCCACGGTTGGCTCTAGTTCTACATCCCATTTAACACCACGGAACTTAACAGTCTTCATTTTTTCATTAATAACTTCTGTATTCATGAAACGATAATCGTTTTTAAAGTCACCGTCTTTATTTTCAAAGTGAATGCCTACAGGCACAACTTCACCATTGCGTTCTGCTGTAGTGATAGAAATCTTTGCGTTTTCTTTGTACTCTGGACCATCAACAAGATACTTGAGCTTGTTAAGTTGTGGCATACCAAACACACCGATCATGTCTGGATGTGGAGCAGCAGTTTCTGCTTCCATAATAACTGAACGATCATCAGCCATAGAGTTGATAATGGTCTTGCTTTCTGTGCCTGTTACTTTAACTGTAGTAAGGAAGCCTAGATTTTGTGTGTGCGACACGATGTCTTGTAAAATATCTTTCATTGAAAGTTCTCCTGTATATTAAGATTATATTTAGATCTAGAGTAAAAAGCAACCGCAATTTACTCAAAGTCAAAAAGTTTGTTGAATGTATTGTCACTGCGAGTTGAACTGATGTCCCATTCCAAGACTCCGATCAAGTTTTCTAATTTCTCATCGATAACTGCATTTTCCATTTCAGCATCGTTGAAAGGCAAGTCCTTAAACCATTGTGGTAGTCTAAGTTCATCTACAGGATATGCTACACTAGTATAGCCCATAGGATTATCTTTGACTTTACAAACAATAACCTTAGCACCGTCTGTAATTGCCATTGAATATTTGTCATCCATCATACGCTTTAAAGTATTCCAATTTAAACTAGCACGAACATGTCCGGGCATATTGGCTTTGCCGGCTTTCTTTTCTTTGTCGCGATATTGAGAAATATTATTAGCTCGCTTGGGACTACCTTTCTCCCAACCCGGACGAGTTTTAAATTCGGTACGGAAGTTAGTAATATACTCTAGCACATCCTCTTTAGTACCGTTATTTAGAACTTTAGTGAGTACCTCACTTAAAAAGTCTTGGATGACTACCGGAGTGTCACTGCGTTTGAGATCTAACCCCATGGCCTTGATCTTGCCAGGTTTGCCGTCTATGTCTGCTCGCTTGCCTTCTTTGTCATAGTACAATACAGCATAGCGTTTCTTTGTAATGAACAACCCACGACTGGCAACAATTTCACGACCTGCTTTAATAACTTCTCCACGGGTCTTGGGACAGTGGAAAGCATCCTGCATGAACTTAGGGAATGTTGAGTTTACTTCTTCTCCGATAGTGTCGTAGAGGTCAACAACATTTTCTTTTGACCAGGGGATGTTTCCCTTTTCAATGTCCTTCTTGAGAGTGCTATAAGCACTAAAATAACAACTGTCAGTGTCACCATATATAATTGCTTTTCCTATATGATCATTAGTTCCTGTAATGATCTCATTGACCTTACTGGCCATGTGACGAGCAATGGCTCGACCTGTTAGTGTAGTTGACTGCCCAATGCGGTTGTCAAAGAATCTGCAACCCGGATTTAAAATAGCACCATACAGGCTGTTCAAGTTAATTTTCTTAACTAACTGACGCTTGTCCCAGTACTCTTCTTCAATCTTATTACCTGCAGAAATACAGTCTTTGAGTTTGGCCTGCATTTCTTTGCGTTCAGCGTACCAACGCTTCAACAAACCAGGAATGATACCTTCTTTGTCATAGGTAAAGATAGTACCATTAGCACTAAGCATCCAAGGTTGATTGCTTTCGAATATAAGATCATGGGCCTGTGCCGCACTTAGAGTATCAACGCCTCCGTCTTCCCAGTCAATAGTAACTTCTCTGCCCACATTTCGTTCCATGACAGCAGTATATTCTAAGCTACCAAATATACCTTCCCATGCTGATGCAAAACTTTTACCTTTGGCAATCTCACCGTCAATGTATGCCTTAGTACCATCTTGACGCAACTGTCCAACAATAGTTTCTGGACCCATGTTCAAAGCACGAATCGCACTAGGGTACAGTGAGTTAATATCTAACGAACCAATCCACTCGTGAATACCTTTCTTGGGATAGGCAACATAAGCGCCAGCAGCCTGATTACTAAAACCTTCTTCACGACTTATTCTATTAGGAACAATAAATCCACGCTTGTGAGCTTCATTGATAATGGCCTGCTCAGTAACAGCCACAGCACCCATTGTGGTCTGTAGTAAAACAGTACATTCGTGTGCCAGTGTGTTGGCAAGATCCAAGAACTTTAACTTCTTGTCTAGTTTTTCCAACAGCATACAATCTTGTCTATTGTATTCAATAAATCTACGGAAGTCATTGTTGTAGAGTTGATCAAGTGTGCCTTCGTATACAGTCTTGTTCTCACCTATCTCCATTTCTCCGATAGCATCCAATCGGTATGTGTGGCGTTCTTCATAGGTGTACTTGCGGTACAACTCGAGACTGTCCAGATGAACACGACCAATAAGATCATAAGTAACAGCCGCTTTTCCATACTTTTCGTACTCACGCTTCTTGGGGAATTGATTCCACAGGCAAAATCTGCGTGTGTCCTCTTTGCTTAGAACTTTGGTAACACGATTGACAGTATAGGGAATATCAAAGCCTTCACTGTTCCAACCACTTAACACATCTGCATCTTCAATTAGATTCAAAAATGTATCTAACATGTCTGCTTCATTATCAAATAGCATGGTGTTAGGAAATTCTTCAACTTGCTTTTGTGCTTCCGCCATACTCAGGGTCTTGGGAGGAATTGCCAAACACACCATAGTCTGCAGCCATTGTAAATAGACAGCAATAGCAGTGATAGGCATAAACGCATCTTCTGGACTTGCATAACCACGCTCTGGATCGAAGTCTACTTCAATATCGAAAAATGCTACATTTAGTTTAGGTGCATCTTGATTGAGATAGTTGTCTTCAAGGCAACGATAAATGGGATTGATATCGCTTTCAAATAATTTCTTGCCTGAATAAATTGAAAGTTCTTTGCGATGTTCTTTTACATTTTTAGAACTTACTCTGGACAATGGCTGTCCAAAAATACTTGTAAATTTACCTCTAGGGTCTGGGTAATAAAATACATGTCTAGCAGGATACTCTTTAAAGTGTCTTTGACCCTTGCTGTCTCGTTCGACAACATTGATCATATCCTGCTCTCGATTATAGAAAGCATCTACGTACATAATTTCTCCTATGTCTTTTGTGGCAGACAAATACCAAATGTGCGGATTATGGCCCATCCTACCTTCTAACTTTATTTAACTAATTAGCATCCGTGCTAGTCCGATGGTGTCGATTGTGGTAAGCAAGATATAATTAGCGAGCATACCAAAGGAACGACGACTATAAGCACACCAAGCGTATATAGCACAACCTGCAATCCAAACTGGGTACAAGGCAAGAAGGGGAGGAGTAGGCACGGTGACGGCCATAGTGATAGAACAGCCAATAGATATAGCCCAAGCAAGGACCTCAAGATAAAAACGAAGTTTATGACTTTTGTAGTCTTCTCGGATCCAGCTAAATGTTCCACTCAGTATCTCATTCATTCAGGCAAACGCTTGGTTACACCAAGAATCATTTCAATGTCATTCCATTCTTGTTCGTGATCTTTCCAATTGTCTTTGTGTGCAATTGAAATTGCCTTGTTGATAACGCTGGGTTTGATTTGTAATTCTTCTGCGACTGCCTTTACAGTTTCTTTTAGACCTTCTTTGAGATCTTCTACTTCGCGTAGCACATTACCACCTTCGGTGATAAGGCGTTCTAGTTTTGCTTTTTCTTCGGGACCGTACATTCTTGTTGACATAATTTCTCTCCTATAGGACTATTATATAGCCAACAAAAAAGCCGGTCAACTAAATTACCGGCTTTTAGGTGTAATTGGATTAATTACTTTCAGTCTTCGCTTAGTACATCATACATTTCGAAACGGCCACCGTTGCGCTCGTATAACATTCCTGCAAATACTTCTGCCTTGGCGCTTTCTGTGTACTTGGATGCAGCAACTCTTTGAGCCCATGCAAACAATGTTGTGTCGATTGGATCAATAGCCTGTTGTCCGCCACTCTCTTGAACCAATTTAATCATGTCTCTAAAACTTAGGACATTGCCTGCACTTTCAGCAACAACCTTCTTAGAAGTTTTTACAGACTCATTTTTCTTACCAAAATATTTGGCCTGCTTGTCACTCATTCCTTTCTTGCCACTATCTTTCTTGTCACCGCCTTTTTCACCAGCAGCTTTCTTCATTGGCTCTTCTTTGTCGCCGTCTTTGTCAACATCTAAGAAATCTGGTTTAGCACCTTCTTCCATTTTCTTTTTCTTGGCATCAGCTTTCTTTTTGTCAGCAGCTTCTTCTTTCTTGGCTTCAACCATCTTCATGAACTTGCTTTTGAATTCTGGCTCAACACTTTCGTCTTTCTTAGACTTTGGCTTTTCTTCTTTCTCTGCTTCCTTGCCGGTGTACTTGTCACCTTTGACTTTAGTAGCTGGGTGCTTATTGCCTTTAGAATCAGTCCAAGTAGTTGCTGTCTTTTCAGCAGCTTCGTCTACTTTCTTTTCTTCTTTCTTTTCTTCGTCTTTCTTTTTCTTAGCTTCTGCTACATAAGTAGTTTGGCCAGCTAGAACGCGAAGTTGTGCATCTTCGTTTAGTTGCACAGCTTTGGCAATTGTTGGAGCAGCCGGAGTAGAAGCAGGAGCTTCCATGCTGTCTAGTTTGTTGAGTATTGATTTAAAGTCCATGTTATCTTCCTTGATATTTTTTCTGTAGCCATTGTTCGCAAAGGCTGCTTTTTACTTGATACTGTACAGATTCTTCATAGCTTCTTGGTCCATGTTCTACAGCATCTGCCGAAGCTTCTTGGTAAGCCATTCTTTCGTGTACAGAATTCATGTGGTCGTTAGCTACAGTAATATAACTGCTGATCCAACCGTCTAATTCATCACCTTCATTGATCATTTTATAAACGGCCATAGCATTTCTAGCTATCTGTGCTAGCTCTGCTTTTGCCATTGCTGCTTCGTGATCGGGTTTTTTAAAGTCCATATTATATTTATCTTTTTAGCAAAGAGCCACCGGTAAGGAGATTGGTTCCTTTGAGATCCAGCGCATTTTTAGCAGTTCCGTCTTTGTTTTTAGGAGTTTTTCCGGGTTTATTTTTATAAACTGCACCCACACCTACATTAGCAGCACTGGTAGCACCTGCTGTAGCGGATTCTAGGATTTCTCTAATTTTCATAGTATTATTTATTCTTCTTCTTGGCACGGCCAGCTTTCATGTTAGCTAACCAGTGAGCCATACGCTGTTTTTCACCTGAGCTATTTTTTGCAGTTTTGCGTAGGCTACTTACTGACGCTTTTGTATTAACTCCGCTGCGTTTGGCAAGTCCTTTGCGTCCGGGCTTCTTACCATCAGCAAAGTTTTCATGCTCGATGCTTTCACCCCCACCCCCGTCTCCACCTTCACCTGAGTCTCCGCTATACCCTGCATAAAAACCGTAACCACCGTAAGGACCTGGGCCGTAAGCAGCCCAACGAGGACCTCGCCTGCGTTTTTTCTTTTCGGTGATAAATTCACTAGCTCGCATCAGCAGTTCCAACGACGCCTTGCTTTGCAAATTGCTTTGTCGGGAGTCTTAGCACAACTAATGCTGTGCATTTTCATTTGACCACGGCTGCGTGAGCAATAGCTCTTTCTACGCTTCGAAGCCTTGCCGCCTTTCTTTAACTTTCCGGGCTTGGTCGTAACCGCAGTCTTTAATTTTGAACCTGGGTTCTCTCTACGATAGGCATTCACAGCTTTTTGACTCATGCCATCTGTCTTGTCTCTCTTGTTGGCTTTTTGCCAATCTTCGTTGACCATCTCCGATGTTACTGCAAACACATATAGCTCGTCGTCTGTAAGCGTTGATAGATCTTCCCATACAAGTTCTGCATCAACAGCATGTTGATCTGCAATCTGTTTGATAATGTTTTCAATCATGTCAAACTCTTCTGCTAGTTCAGCGTCTTCTTTAATCTTTTCGCAGTTGTTGACACGCTTGCCTTTGTTTTTACCGGTGCCTGGCTGGGTGCCAGTTTTTCTATATCCTGGCCAGCAGTTTTTTGGTCCTGCTACACCTTCAATTATAAATTCTGTTGCTTTCATACTTGACTGTAGGGATTGCTAGGGCGATCCTCTTCTCCTTTTTGTTCTGGATATACCAAATAGGTATCAACTCCGGGAACGCTTCCAAGAAACATTCCCTCTTTCATTTTGTGTAAAGGATCGTTAGCATCTAACACGCATTCGTCCCCTTCGCCTAGGTCAACAGTATAGGTTACACGATATTGTTTCATACAGAAAAACTACTCCCACATCCACAGGTTGATTGAGCATTGGGATTCTTAATTACAAATTGACTACCCATTGCTTCTTCTTTGTAGTCAATGCTTGCACCTTGCAGATACTGCATACTCATAGCATCTATAAGTATCTTAAATTCATCTAACACAATTTCAAAGTCGTCTTCGTTCTGTTCTTCGTCTAGAGTAAAGCCGTAGCTGAATCCACTACATCCTCCACCTTGTACAAATGTACGCAGAGACATTTTAGGATTACCTTCATCGTATAAGATATCCTTGATTTTATTTTTAGCAGATTCAGTAATGTCAATCATTTGCGTTTCTTTGCATCGTTGTCAAATTGTTTATTGGTAGCTTTTACAATACCTTTAAATCTTTTATGACCTTTATCATAGTCGCCTGCCTTGTCAGCAGCAGTTGCTTGGTCACCAGCTGCTTTTTTATATTGAGCTAGTTTTTCATTAGATAATTCATTCAAGCCTTCCGCTACACCTTGCTCAAATTGCTTGTTCTTGTGCTTGAGGTCACCCTGCTTCTCAGCTTTCTTTTTATCTTTGTGTTGACCAGCGCCGCCCATCTTGGCGTCT